ATAATTGTAGCCCTAATCGGCAGTATAGCGACGATCATAACAACGCTTATAACGTCTAAAAAGCATCAAAAACATATGGACAAAAGCGAAGCTAAAACGGCCATTTTGTTTATGATACTTGAGGACAAGCAAGAGCATGACGACGGGCATTTACCAGTAAACTATACAAACATCCTACACGAGTACGACAACTACCACGCTGCCGACGGGAATAGCTATATCACGGAAAAAGTAGAAGCGTACAAGAAGTGGTACGCCGGAATCGAAGCAGGGCTTGACAAAAAATAATACATAAGCTAAACTAAAAGTATATTGTTTTGCCAACAGATAACCTCGGAAAGTACGAGGTTTTTTGCCTTGTATGTGATAAAATAGGAGCAGATACCTACAGGCGCGCACCGTCTTTAGGCCTCTGCATAACACCGAATATACGCAAGAGTGCGTCCGTATATTTTGGTGGTCGTAATTTTGGAGGTCTAACAGATGGAAAGAGCTATCAATGAATCAATGAATTTTTCTTTTAAGAAAAATATCAATGAATCAATGATAAGGGGTAGAATCGCTACGACCTGTGGAAAAACCTGTGGAAAAGTCTTTACGCGACCAGAGGTAGCAGAGTTTAGAGCGGACAACCTAGTAATTAAGTTTAACGCGCCGCAATGCCGTAAATTCTTCTTAAAATGCGTATATCACTTATCAGAAGCCGAGATACAAAACGCTATCGAGCTAGCAACACGGCCAAGCATAAAAGTACCAGTGAAATACTTTAACGTAGTAGCCAAGCAGATGCTTACCAAACGCGGTTATTAAGAGTTAGCCTCTTTCCTTAACTTTAACGAGTGGGAGAGAGGTATTTTTTATGCGTTTAAGTCGCGCCTTCGACTTATACAAGGCAAATTATATGATCATAAAAAAGCAGTCGCGCCGTATATTGGAGTCGCACGACACATGCAAGCGATCGCTTTGCATATTTTTAGGCGATATAGACGTAGCAGAGCTAACTACAGAAGATATAGGACGATGGACTAAGGAGCTAGAAAAGACACGCTGCACCAACACTATACGAAACTATCTAACACGACTGCGCGTAGTACTAGACTATTGCCAGCTACGCGATATACCGGCCTTAAAAGCCGCGCTAGTGCCAATTCCGAAGCGAGATGCAACTGTACCTGTGTTCCTGACAGAAAACGAAGTAGAGGCCATGCTGGACGCCTCATACAGCGTCCGAAATGCTTTTATAATATCGCTGTTGTATAGTTCCGGCATACGACTATCGGAGCTAATACAACTTAACAGGGGTCAAATAGCCGAGCGCCGGTTTACTGTAATTGGCAAAGGGAAAAAGCCCCGACTATGCTTTATAGACGCGCGCACCGAGCGACTAATGGATGTTTACTTGCGTCAGCGTACGGATCGCAACGCGGCGCTTATAGTGTCGAACTTGCACAAGGATAGAATGACGGCTACTAACGTACAGCTAGTCATATCGAACACCGCCAAACGCGCCGGAATCGCCAAACACGTTACGCCGCACGTTTTACGCCATAGCTTCGCTACTAACTTTCTGAAAAATAACGGCAATATGCGCTACTTATCTGCCATGCTTGGCCATGCCAGCATGGATACAACGATGATGTACGCCCATGTAATCGACACCGACTTACAGAGGCAGTACGAAAAATACCACACAATTTAACATAAACCTATTGACTATTGCTTATGCTTGCGCTACAATAAAGACAGTTAGACAAAGCAAATTGAAAAAACGATACCAAAAACCAATCGGAAAAGGTATTTTTACTCTTAAGAATAGGTAAGGCTTCCATGGAAGCGCTCTACCAAATGAGCTAGTGCCCCAGTAGCTCAATTCTACCAAAGAATAAGAGTAAAAACAAGCCCCTCCGGTTGAGGGGCATTTTTGGGCGCGAACGGGGTTATCTGTCGGCAAAACAATAACTCCAGAGCGCAGTTACGAACCTGGCTTGCCAGTAAAGATTTTTAACAATTCGGAAAGGCGTTATTCAAAGAGTGATTGGCGAAAGCATCGCACGAAGTAATTATATTGGCGATAGTAACTAACCTTGAACTCGAACGGTTGGCCGCTGATACGAAGGCTCAAAGCTAAGACGGCGGCTTAATAAAAGCTCGGTTGTACCTAAGACAGATTGTGAGGAAGTAATATCATACTGCAAAAGACTGGTATTAAATCATATTTTCAATTCTAAGTTGTTTTGTGTTATTCTTACGAGCCTTCATACCAGCGGCCAGCCATTTATAAATAATTCGCCCGGCTATAGCTACTCTGCTGCTTACTCTTGATAGAAAATTTAGCGCGGTTTTTATAACTATCACTCCACCATATTATTACACCCGCGCGCACTACATAACCTTGCAGGCTACAAACAAAAAATACTGCTCCTATAAACATGATCTCAAAATTCATAGGCAGAGTAGCTACGGCCGGACGAGAGAGGATACAACATGAGAAAAGAAACCGTGCTAGGGCTTATAGCTTTAGCACTGGCTAGTCTAAACCTAGCAATTTATGACGCAATTTTAACGCAAGAGAACAGCTACAGAACCGAGCCGGAATGTAGACAAGTTCAAATCGCAAAAGGAGCTTATATATGCAAATAAGTAAAGCGCTTGTAGATATACAAAGCGAGCTAAAAGCACCGAAAAACCAGTATAACAGCTTCGGAAAATACAAATACCGTAGCGCAGAAGATATTTTGGAAGCCGTAAAACCGCTTCTAAAGACCCACAACGCCAACTTGTATATGTCGGACGAGATTATAGCCGTAGCGGACAGAATTTACCTTAAAACTACCGCTACTTTTACCGACAGCGACGGAAACACGATACAAACTAGCGCCTGCGCTAGAGAATCGCTAGACAAAAAGGGAATGGACGATAGCCAAATAACCGGCACGGCTTCAAGCTACGCCCGCAAATACTGCTTAAACGGCCTATTCTTAATTGACGATACAAAAGACGCTGATACAGACGAGTACAAGCAGCAAACGACCGCCAAAAAGGAAGAACAGGACGAGCGCCCGACCTTCGACGAGGTACGCGCCAAGCTAAAGACGCTAGACAATAGCTTCAAGATAAATAACTACGCCAAAGAGATTGGCCAATACTTCACGACAGAAAAGCAAAAAGCGATTATATCGCAGATGTTTACCGATCGCCGGGCGGAGGTTATGGCAAGATGAAAGTTTTAGAAGTGGAACAGGGCAGCACCGAGTGGCTGTCCTTCCGCGAAGGAAAGAGAACCGGCACGAGCCTTGGCAAGTTTTACGCCAAGAGCCGCAAAGCTGGCGAATTATACGACACAACAAAGCCGCTACTGACGCTATATGCGAAAGTGGCGGAACGCCTGGCAGAAGGAACAGGGGATGACGATGGCTTAGAATCGAGCCGAGAACGCGGCAAAGAACTAGAAGCCGAAGCCATCGCAACGGCCGAGCAAAAACTACGCCTAAAGCTGATACGCGGCAACGTCTGGCAAAGCACGGACGAAAACCACATAGAATCGCCGGACGCATACACGGAGGACTTAAAACAAGCCGTAGAGATTAAATGCCTATCGAGCGCGCGACATATTATGGCCATTATGACCGAAACGCCACCACAAGAATATCTAGCAGAGTACTACAACTATTTTTTGGTAAACGACAAACTAGAAACCTTGCATATATTCTTGTACGACCCGCGCTTTTTAGTAGAGCGCCTACAATGGCACGATTTTACGCTTAAACGCGCCGACATCACGGAAAACTTGCAAAGGATGCAGCAAGTAGACCAAGCGGCCGAAGATTTTATAAACAACGCAGTAAAGGAGCTATTGAATGGCAAGTAGATACCTAACAGACCAAGCGCAAGCCTGGCACGATGACGGATGCGACGACAAGCACGTTATAGATAACGTCCTAGATACGATCATGTACGACATACTAGAGCGCTACGACCTGGAATTAAGCGACCACGAAGAAGCCAAACTAGAAATGCTAATGCGCGGGATCGTTACAGAGCAAATCGACTGGGAAGAAATAGACGAAAACGACCGCAACGCCCGCGACTACGCCGATGCAAAGCGGAGCGCAATATATCGCTAATAACCATGCCGGGGCGACTGCGAGCGCCCCGGACAGCTAATAACTAAAGAAAGGAAACTATGGGAAAAATAAACGTTAAGTATATCAATCATGTACAGATAGTGGAGGTGCGAAAGAATGAAAACAACAATCGTAGCGACGTTCAAGGCTAAAGACTACCAGCTAGTAACGGCAATTATACACGCGCTAGGGGAAGTCGCGACCAAAACGGAGGTTATTTATGAAAAAGACAACAGCCGCAAAGTCCGGGTTATCTGCCGTAAGGCAAAAACTCTGGAAGAAAACGCCAAACAAGCCTAAAAAAGAAACCAATATAACAAACATTATGCTAGGAGTGTCCATGCTGGCACTTCTAGCGGGTCTAGTGATTATACTAGCCATCATTTTAATAACTGTAAGTACAATATTGGGAGTTAAAAACTAATATGGCCAAGAAAATCGATCGCGAAACCTACTACTGCGTAAAGCGGATGCTCAAGTTGGGCAAGCGTACAGACGAAATTACGAAATCTGCCAAAGTCGGAGCGGGTACAGTATCGTACATTAGGCGCGCTGGAAGCTACGAAGAATACCAAGCGCATATCCAAAAGCTAAAAGAGAAGCGACAAGGCAAGATGGAGCAGCCAACGCAACTGCCGTTTATCGAGCCAACCCCGCCTAAAACAAAGGACTTGCGCCAAATCATCTTAAACAAGATTGACGAGCTTGTAGGCGAGATTGAAATTTACAAGAGCGTACGCCAGGGAGGCTCAAAGGAAGCGCGAGCCGCAGCGATGGCCAAAATCAAGCTAGAAGAAGCCCAAATGTGGCTAGAATCAAACATCTAGGAGGAACTACGGAACTACACGACTGTAAGACAGGAAAGGCCGGCTACAGAAGCAAAGCAGAAGCTATGCAAATTGTAGAAACTATACGGAAAAGAAAACACCGCAACGGACTAAAGCAACACGCTAGGACGTACTTTTGCGAATATTGCGGAAGCTGGCACATCACAAGCCAGAAACCAGGCAAGGCGCGGCCATAACGCGCCAAATGCTTGCGCCTGGAAATGTCTATCGGAATTGGTGCGGTAGACAAACCGGGCGAAAGCTCAAAGCCCCTGTTGGCTCATATCTACAGGGGCTACAAGGAGGAATTATGCTACGACTAAAAGACGGCGTAACAGAACAAGAAATGGCCAAATACGGCTTTATTTACGAGAAATACGACACTAAAAATAGAAACGATATATCAGCGAGCTACTTTTACGACACGTCCGGAAATACTAGAACAATTATAGCTTTTGACGAGCGCCCAAGAGAAAAGGGGCGTTTTTATTTTTACGAATCTGGCGCGGTCGACTGGAACGGATACAAGGATGTAATGGAAAAGTTCGCAGAAATGGTAAAGGAAGGAATTATAACTAATGAACCTTGACTGTACAGACGCTTGTAATCACGGAATCACGGACGCAGGCGAAATTATAACAGACAACTACAGGCCAAAAAGCAGCCTAGCCAAGAAATACATACTTTACTTGGTACGCTGGCAACTGTCTACGCCAATTTTGGCGCTCTGTATGTTTTTACTAACGGCATATACAGACGAGCTAGGCGCAGCGATTATAGCTAACCTTATCGGCGGGCTGATTTTCTTTTGGATCGACAAACTAATTTTTGAAAGGAACAACTAATGGCAGGAACACGAGAAGGCGGACTACGCGCCGCTAAAACTAATTTAGAACGCGACCCGGGCTTTTACGCACGAATCGGCGCTAAAGGCGGCAGAAACGGCCATACAGGCGGCTTCGCGGCTAACCCGGAACTTGCAAGGCGCGCCGGAGCAAAAGGCGGCAGAATCTCAAGGCGTGGGTCAGCAAGAAAGGCGGACTAATGAAACTACGCAATAAAAAGACAAGCGAAGTGTACGACGTTTTAATATCCGCATATGGGATAAGTGGCGATGTTGCAGTAAGCGTAATGGATGGCAACGCGAAAAGTGGCTACGCGGACTTAGGACGATATAAAACTCTTGCCGAACTAAACGAGGAATGGGAAGACTACAGACCGACCGAGCCACTTATCAAAGACGAGAAAATTAGAAAAGCGGTCCGAGCGTGGGCTGAAGCAATAGGCAAAAAAGACAATTTAGTGTTGTCAAAGAATATGGAATATCACGACTGCTGTATATATGATGGTGATTTAGGCAATACAGCACTTATTGATTTCGGTGTTGATTTAGATATAGAAGAAAACGATTACACTATTGCTGAACTCTGCGGAGAGGAGGAAGAATGAGCGACTGGATAACGAATGAGCCGCCGAAATACGAAACGACAACAGTCGTATGCAGATGCCCAAAATGCCATGAGGTTGTTCCGTTGCTAGTTACATCAGAAGCAAGCTCACGCATATTACATATCGAAGTAGGAGAGGAGGAAGAATGCGAGAGCTAAAGTTTAGAGCGTGGGGCAAAAATATAAAAGAATATCTTACTTTAAATGGTAAAGAGCCTTATGCTTTTACGTTAAAAGATATTAGTGATGGGTGTATCTATGACATAAATTTATATGACATCGAGCAATACACAGGACTCAAAGACAAGAACGACAAGGAGATTTATGAGGGCGACATAGTCGATTACAACGACGACGGCGAGTGCATAGGCGTTGTCAAATATGATGCTCCAGAGTTCTACTTAGATGCTGATGCAACAAACTGGGCAAGGATGTTCTTAAAAGGAGCACCACATCAGAGAGTCATCGGCAATATCCACGAAAGCCCAGAACTCTTGGAGGACGAAAAGTGTTAACAGATATGTTATTAGGAATGGCGTGTTTATGTGGAATTATTCTACTAGTAGCATTAACAACTGCAGTAATCGCCTTGCTAATAAGTGTATTCTCTGACATGGGCTAGGAGGAAGAATGATCACACCACCAATACAAGGTATAACAACTATCGAAATAACAGCAGACCAGCTTTGCGCCTTGCTATCGGCAATAGACACCGGAACACTAGAGCTAGACAACTGGCTAGCAGATAACGAAGAAACAGAGAACACTGCAAGGGCTGGCGTAGAAGAACTAAAAGAACAATACGAAAAACTACACACAATGCTAGCTAGAGAGCTAAAGCAGATGTGGGATAAGGAGGGCGAAAATGGCGAAGGAAGGGGAGCTGACGCATAAGCAGTCAAAATTCGTAGCAGAGTACGCCAAGAACGGCGGAAACGGCGTACAAGCAGCCCTAAAAGCGTACGACACGACAGATTATGCTACTGCTAATGCTATCGCACATGAAAACCTTAACAAACCTTCAATCAGACAACAGGCGCTTGCAGCACTAGAGAGAAACGGCGTAACGCTAGATAAACTAAGCCGAGTAGTAGCCGATGCGCTAGACGCAGAAGTAGACGGCAAGCCGAAGCATGACACGCGCCTAAACGCCGCTAGAACGGCTACAACGCTGTACAGGCTGGGCGAGAAGGAAAACAACGTAGAAATTAACGTGGGCGAAGTAAAGGGCCTAGAAATAAGTTTTAAGCACTACGAGGAGGATAAATAGATGCTATATATTTTGTCGCAAGTTTTAGGCTGGATCGCAACATTTTTTAGGGCTGGCGGGATGCTTGCCAAAAAGCCAATGACGGTAAAACTGCTAGTAAGCGTCGGCAACCTTGGCTGGATGCTTTCGGGCATCTTAACCGGCAACGTGCCGCTTGTCGTGAGCAACGCCCTTTGCTTGGTCGTTATGGCTGTAGAGCTGATAAGGGGCAAGAAATGACCGAATCGGAGCTACAAACGCAAGTAGCGGACTATATCCGGCTGCGCTATCCAAAAGTGTTATTCCATAGCGACTTTGGCAGCGGCATTAAGTTAACGATGGGGCAAGCTATCAAGCAGAAAAGGCAGAACGGCGGGCGCAGAGCTTGGCCCGACATGATCGTAGCTAGACCAATGCCAGATAAGGGCTACTGCGCCCTGTTTATTGAGCTTAAAAAAGAAGGTACGCGGCTTTTTAAGAAGGACGGAACGCCAGCGAGCGACCATATAAAAGAGCAATCGGAGCTTTTAGAGGAGCTAGAACGATGGGGCTACAAGGCAGTTTTTGCCGTAGGCTTTGACGAAGCAAAAAGGATAATTGACGAGTATTTAGGATGATTAGAGTTTTAGAGCTATTCGCCGGCATTGGGGCTTGTAGTAAAGCCCTAGAAAGGCTAGGAATCGAGCATACGATAGTAGACGCGGTAGAGATAGACAAGTACGCGATAAAAAGTTTTAACGCGGTCCATAACACGAATTTTGAGCCACAGGACATCACAAAGTGGGATAAGGATATAGAGTGCGACCTTATTATGCACGGTTCGCCTTGCCAGGACTTCAGCGTAGCCGGCAAAGGAGCTGGCGGAGATAAAGACAGCGGCACACGTTCAAGCCTTATGTACGAAACCTTGCGTATAGTCGAGAAACTAAAGCCAAAATACGTTATATGGGAGAACGTAAAGAACCTTCTATCTAAAAAGCATCGTCATAACTTCGATGCGTACTTGGACGCGATGGGGGGGCTAGGATATGCAAACTACTATCAAGTATTAAACGCTAAAGACTACGGCATACCGCAGAACCGCGAGCGAGTGTTTACGATCAGCATTTTAGGCGGCGGGGCATTCGAGTTCCCGCCAAAGCAAGAGCTAAAGCTACGCCTTAAGGACTTATTGGAAGAAGAAGTAGAACAAAAGTACTACCTATCGGACGAACAAGTAGCAAGTTTTAGAGCATCGACTGAAAAGGCGCAAGCAAAAGGCAACGGCTTCAAGTTCGAGCCAATCGAGAGAGAGAGAGAGAGAGAGTAGCGGCGCATACGATCGCTACGAGAGCCGGGAGCAGGCAAACGGACAACTTTATAGCGGAGCAATAAGGCTAGGCGGCTTGTACGATAGCGAAAACTCAAGGCATCAAGCAGGCTCAATCTATGATCCAAGAGGAATCGCCGCAACACTTAGCACAATGCAAGGTGGCAACCAAGAACCGATAATCTTAACAAATGATACCGATAAAAACAGCGAATAAACAAGGCTACGACATGGCAGAGGGGGGGGATGGCATCGACCTGGCCTACCCCAAAAGCCAAACAAGGCGCGGACGAGTGGGGCATGGAGTAGCAAAAACACTAGCAACAGGGGATAGCATGGCAGTATTAACAGAAGATATGAAAATTAGAAAACTAACGCCGAAAGAGTGCTGGCGACTTATGGGCTTTGACGATAGCGACTTTGAGAAAGCAGAAAAGGTAAACTCAAACACGCAATTATACAAGCAGGCTGGCAATAGCATTGTAGTAAACGTATTGGAGGGCATTTTACGGAATCTACTAACAAGCCGCTAATAATAGGCGAACTATCAGACGGCGTATGGGCGAAGCGCTACCACCAAATAAGGGCCGTTTATTCAACCGAAGGTATAGCCCCGACCCTATGCGCCGGCATGGGCGGGGGTGGAGGAGTTGTGCCGAAAATAATGGAGTTTAAGAAAAAGAGGGCAGATGACCAAATACACACTAAAAGTAACTAGCGACTTTACGGACGCTATAACAGGCCAGCTGCGCGAGCGCGGGAGTACGCTAGAAACAGACGACTTGGCGCGCGTACGCCTTATAACAAGCCTAAAACTTGGCAAAATTGAGAGCATCGAGCATGAGCCGAAGCCAGGCAAGCGCGTACTCTTCGTATCGAGCCTTGTTTATAAGATTGGCGGAATCGAAACGGCCAACCGTGCTATATCAGAGCATTTTAGAAGTAAAAATATCGCATTTTTAACGCTAAACGCGGACGAAACAGCCACCGAGCAGCTTATTAAGATGGCCGAAGCGCACGACGTTTTTGTGGACGATGGCGAGGGGAGATATACAGCGGACGTAGTTATATTGCAACATACCGCCAGCGCGGTTATTTTGCCGCGAATCGAAGCCGACAAGGTATATCAGCAAGTAAACTGCGATCTAACATCGCTTAAGAAGCTACCGAGCTATGCTAACTTTGCCTTTACGGATAGCGACAGGATAGACAAGTACTTGGCCGTATCGCAGACCGCTAAAGAATCGCTAGAGCGCGAAGAAGGCAAACAGGCCGTAATTGTGCCAAACCTTATGCCGGAGGCACGCAAGGTGCTTAAAATCGTAGTTTTGAGCCGAGCTTCCGAAGAAAAGGGGATAGACCGAGTTTTAACGCTGGCAGAGAAGATGGAAAAATACACGCGCGACTTTGTAATATTCCTAGCCGCATCTATAGAGCAGTACGAGGGCGCTAAAAGGCTACTAGCTAACGGCCATATAGTGCCAGTACAGCCCAGCGTTTATGCTACGGCCTTACTAGACGGCGCAGACTATCTGTGCCAGCTTTCGCGTTCAGAGAGCTTTTGCTACAGCGTACGCGAGGCCTTACAGCGAAAAGTGCCTGTAATTGTGTCGGACATTCCGGAGCTTCGCAAGCTAGTCAAGAACGGCGAGAACGGCTATATTTTGGCCGACGATATACCAGACGAGCAAGTAAAGCAGATTGTAGAGAAAATACCAAAACCAGCCAAGGCGTACACGCAAGGTGTAGCGCCAATCTGGCATCGAGTACTGGAGGGCAAGTTATGATTTTTAGCATCATTATTCCGAACTATAACAACGCCCCATGGCTTCGCAAGTGTTTAGACAGTATCGCGGCGCAAAAATTCGATTCGCACGAAGTTATTTTTGTAGACGACCAATCGACCGACAATAGCGTAGATATAGCTAGGGAGTATATCGGCAAAATTAGGCATCTGACTATCTGCGAGTGCCAGAAAAAGGCTTACAACGGCGGAACGAGAAACAAGGGGCTAGCTTTTGCTAGTGGCGACTACGTTTTATATCTAGATTCGGACGACTGCTATGCCGACGATATGTGCTTAACAGAGATATACAACGCGCTTGTCGCAAACGATATGCCGGACTTATTAAGGTATAACTATCTGTTATGCAAGGACGGCTGCGAGCATCTTGTAAAGTTGAGCAATCAGAAAACTATAGGCCAGATGGTATCAGATGTAAACGTGGCTTGCTGGCTTAAGTGCGTAAAGCGCGATAAGGCCGTAAAATTCCCGGAAAATACGCTGATGGAAGATGTGGCGCACCATATCGCGCAGCTAGACAACGTACAGACCGTGGCGACGCTTGATAAGGCGATTATTAAGTGGAATCGCGACAACATGAATAGCTGCAGTACAAACAAGGAGCAGCAAAACGGCAAGTGGCGATCGAGTTTATACCGTTATTACGCAGATTTGCTGGACTTGCAAGTAGAAAAACCGGAGTGCCAGGCGGAGCTAGGCAAAAGGCGCGCAAAAGCGCTGTTTAACATACAAAATAATATCTTTGAACAGGGGTAGACATGGCAGAAGTGGTAAAAATAGACATTCCGGCGCAATATATCGAGCTGCTACAGCCTAGCCAACAATGGCGGCATTTGGTATTTAAGGGCGGCCGTTCTTCCGGCAAGTCGTATCAAGTGGCGCTATCAAGGCTCATTCTTGGCTCACACAAGCGCCTACGCGGGCTTTGTACGCGCGAGTTTCAAAACTCTATGGACGATTCAGTAAAAGCCCTTCTGGGTGATTTGGTGGCGAAATACGGCCTAAAAGACTGGCAAGTACTAGACAAGGAGCTGCGCAACTTAAAAACCGGCTCGGAGATTCATTTTAAGGGCCTACACAACAACGCGCAGACAATTAAATCATTCGAGGGCGTGGACTGGTGCTGGGTAGAGGAGGCGCAGAGCGTATCCGCGGAGAGTATCAACACGCTAATTCCGACGATCCGTAAAAAGGGTAGCCAGATTATATGGACATATAACCCTCTGACGGAGCATGACCCTGTAAAAGAGCTAGTCGAGGACGCCTACAAGGACAAGGGCAACTGTTATGTGCTGCATATCAACTCTGACGCGGTAGAAAACTTGCTATCCGACGAAATCAAGGCGGAGCGCGAGGCCATGAAAGAAAATAACCCGGATATGTACGCTCATGTATGGCTAGGCCAACCGCTCACAAGCAAGACAGGTACAGTATTTGGCAAGCAACTAGCGCAAGCAGAGATTGACGGCCGTATAGGTAGCGTTCCGCACGATGGCGCTTCGGCTGTATATACCGCCTTCGACTTAGGCGTGGGCGATTCGACCGCTATATGGTGGTTTCAGATGGCCGGCCGCGAGATTCATTTTATAGACTACTACGAGAGTTCCGGCGAGGACTTGGGCCACTATTTGGCAGTACTGCACAACAAGCCATATAACTACGCAACGCACTACTTGCCGCACGATGCAAGGCAGAGAGAGCTACAGACAGGCAAAACGCGCGTGGAGTTCTTCGAGCAAAACGGCTTCCATAACGTAGAAGTATTAAGGCCGACTAATTTTACGCTTGGCAACGACGATATTAACCTTATCGCGCGCCCAGCGTTTAGCCGCGTATGGATAGATCGCGAGAAATGCGCCCGCGGCTTGGAGTGTTTAAGAGCCTATCACTACGAGTACGACGAGAAAAACAAGCTACTCAAGAGCAAGCCGGAGCATGACTGGAGCAGCCACGCTTCGAGCGCCTTTATATATGCCCTTATGGCCGCTACAGAGAGCGCGGAGGCCCAGACGCTACAGGTAAAGTTCAAAACCTATACGCCAAAAGCCTTTCGCAAAAGCACTAGCAACGATTATTTTTAGGTATGTTATAATATGGTCAATGGCGATGTCGTAGATACGCAGATGGCAAAAGCCAAAAGTGAAAGCGACAAAAAACAATCTGATAAGCTACTAAGTAAATATCTTAAGATGTTTACTGATTCTTGGACTTATGCGCAGCAAAACTACCACGAAGCGTGGGAGAATAACTGGAAATTGTACCGAAATATCCGCGTAAAGCGCAACGACATTGTGCCGGTTGAAACTTTTGTACCGATGGTAAATAGCACGGTAAACACTATCGTAGCTACTCTGTTTAACCAAAACCCGAATGTACAGTATATTCCGAACCATCCAGACCAAGAGAAAGACACGGCCGTACTAAACGAGATATACCAGGACTTTGCGCGCCGCGACGGCTGGGCGCTCAAAAACAAAATCAACGGACGCCAAGGCGTGATTACTGGCAACTACGACGCGTACTACGAGTGGCAACCGGACGACAACGGCGGTTATGTCCACAAGGTTATTGTGCCTGTACGCGATATGATTATTGACCCACAAGCCACCAGCGCAGAGAACTGGCGCTATGTTGGCCGCCGATTCTTCGCAACTAAAAAGGAGCTGGAAGCCGAAACTATCTACGATTCAAAGACCGGCAAGCAAGTAAAGCGCTATAAGAACCTAGACGACATCGAGGACGGCGCAGGCTCAACGATGGGCGGAACAGTCGACACCGAAAGCGACAAGGTAAAGAAAGACCAGGCATTAGGCACAACCGCACCAGGCAACGGCGAGCTAGTCGAAATTATCGAGATTTGGACGCGCAAACGCGTAGGCGTTATCGCTAACAGAAAAGTACTTATTGAGGAGCGCGAGAACCCACACTACGCCCTTATGCGCAGCAAGTACGAACAGCGCAAGCTAGAACACGAGATAGAGCGCGTACAGACCTTGGCCGAAACTGGCGAAGATATTGGCGAATTTGCCGAAGAATTTAACGAAAAGACCGCCGGACTTCTGCCATTTGCTCACGGCTGCGAGTACCAGGATGTATCACTTATTTACGGCTCAAGCGACGTAGATATTATCGCGGACGAGCAAGAGCTGCTTAACACCTTAACCGAACTTAACATATCGTCGGTTATGTATCAGCTATTCCCAGAACGCCGCATCGACCCACAATTTGCAGACAAACTGGACGACCTAGACCCAGCACCGGGCAAGGTATATCCGCTCAAGGCAGGCGCTATGGAGTGGAGCAACCCGCCAATGATCCCGGCTAACGCGTTTAACGAGCGCCAGAACATCAAGGCAGAAATTAGAGAAAGCGCCAGTGTATCAGAGATTAGCAAGGGCATTAGCGCGACAGATAGCACGACCGCGACCGAAATTAAGGCGGCACTTAGCCAGGCAGATATACGCATCCAAGAGAAAGCCCAGAACCTTGCGGATGGCTTCTTCTTCCAAGAGGCAAAGATTGTATTTAAGCTGCTACAACTTTACGCAGACGACAATTACATGGTACGCACCATCGGAGATGCTGGCGTAGAGTGGAAAGAAGTAGACATGACGCGCTTTATGGGCGACTACACGCCAATGGTAACGCTAGATATTCAGAAGAAGCTAGAACAGGCAGAACAGCAAGAAGCCTACACTAACGCGTATCAAATGATTATTGCAGACCCGACAAACAACCTACAGGCCGCAAAAGAAATCATGTACAGAAAAATGATGCCGAACCTCACGAGCGACGAAATTAACCGCATTATTACGCCACCAGAACAAGCACCAGTACAGGGCGCTATGCCAATGGAACAGGCGCAAGACGTGGCCAGCCAGGACATTATGGCGCAAGATATGGGCATTGAAGGAGCATATGGAGTTTAAGAACTGGACAGACGCTAAAAAGCAACGCTGGCGCGATATGTGGCGCGGAGAATTAGGCCAAGACGCGCTAGCGATGCTCGAAGAACTTAAACAAGGATACATCGACGAAGCTATCACGAACGCCGCCGGCGGAGGCAGCGCGATCGACTACAGAATACAGCAAGCAGCAGGAATAGACACCGCTATACAGATGATTAAATCAACCGCCAAACTATAAAACACCAAAGCACCTTAACAGAAGCTAGATATGAGCCAGCACCTCGACTCGTCTAAAGTAAATATTACTTAAAAATCCGGCAAGGGCCGGCGCATCGCCAAAATGCTGACGAGCCGAGCTGTTGGGAGGACGACCTCCCAAGCAACCATCTTAAAAACAAAAGGAGAGTTCATGGACGAACAAACTGTAAACGAACCATCACTTTTTGAAGCCTCCGACATCGAGCCAATGGCCAACGGCGCGACAGAGGAACAAGCGGACGAAGTAGACGGCTCGGCAGTAGAGGCAACCAATGAGCAAACAGATAGCGAAAACAAAGCTACCAATGAGCCAGCCGCCCCTACGACGCAAACTGGCGATGCGATAGACGAGTTTTTAGCGAAAAAAGGTATAAACACCAACGACCCGGAAGCACTCCGTAAAGTCGCGGAAATGTACCGAAACTCTGAAAAAGGCTTTTACAACAAATCGCAAGAAGTCGCGCAGCTGTCGCGAAAACTTGCACAATCTCGCGTACCAGAGATGCGACCAGACCAAGAGGCATTGAGTGAAGTCCGCTCGATGCGTACAGAAATGGCCGTAGAAAAGTGGAAAACAGAGCATAACCTATCGCCAGAGGACGAGGCGAAAATGATTGAGTACATCCAGACGCCACTATATGACCAACGCGGGCAAGTACAAGTAAACCCAATGACCGGCGAACCTCTTACAAAAGGGCTTTTAGTCCTTAATGGCGCTATGACGCTGGACGACGTATACAAACTATCCGGCGCAGGCAAAGTAGAAGTCGAAAACCTTAAACAAGACCTCCGCAAAGAGGTGCTAAAAGAGATGGAAGCGCGCCAAGCTGCGAAACGACCGGCGGCAAACGCAACCGACAGTACGCAGTTTAGCAAAGCCGAAGAAAACGACCCATTTACATCTGGGCTATTCGGTTAAAACTGAATTTTTACACTTTAGGAGAATAAAAAATGGCTGTTAATTTAGCTTCCAAGTATTCTAGCCAGCTCGACCAGGTTTTTACCGCTGGTTCTTATACTGATAAATACGTTAATCGCAAATACAACTTTGATGGCGTTAAGACTGTCAACGTCTACACCGTTACGACTGTTGCTCCAACCAACTACGACCGCGAGAACACCGGCGACCGCTTTGGTGGCAACAACGAATTGCAGGATGTTGTAACCGCTTACCAGCTCAGCAACGACAAGTCGTTTAAGATTGTCATTGACCGCGGTAACTACGAGCAGGGCGCTTTGGCCAAGAAGGCTGGCGAAGTCATGCGCGCAGAAATGGAAGAACAGGTTATTCCAATGATTGATGCCAACCGCTTGGCAAAGGCTGCTGCTGGCGCTACCGCCGCTTCGCAGGCTGTTTCTTACACCGCCAACGACGCTTACGGCAACACCTTGCAAATGAGCGCTTACCTCGACGAGGCAAAAGCTCCAATCTCTGGCCGTGTCCTCTGGGTTACTCCAGGCTTCTACAACCTTATCAAGAAGCAAATCACTACAACCGTGCTTGGCTCTGGCTACAACGACAAATTGCTTGGCCGCGGCTTCGTAGGCGAATTGGACGGCGTTCCGGTAGTGAAAGTTCCTACTAGCTACTTCCCAAGCAACACCAACGCTATCATGATCCATCGCGACGCACTCTTGGGCGCAAAGCAGATTATGAACACCCGCATTATTACCGACTCCGAATTGGTTGACGGTTCTGTGCTTGTCGGTCGCTTTATCTTCGATAGCTTCGTGCTTAACGGCAAGAAGAAGGCTGTCGCTTCCGTTACTGGCAGCATTACTGCTTAATTGCCTTAAAACGCAAAATAGACCCCCTAGAACGCGCGCTAGGGGGCTTTTTGATATACAATAGTATTGGAATTTCTTACATATTGCGCGAGCCGTCCGAGTGGGCGGCTTTCGTGGTAAAATATGCTTAATGGCGGTGCGCGTACATACTAAATGGACGCAAACTATAACCTTGCGGGGCTAGTTGACCGAATCAAGGCCAAGCTCAAAGATGCAGAGTTTAGCGACGAGGATATAAAACAGTTTATCAACGACGCTTACTTCGAAACCTTGGGCGAAACCCGCTACCAATTCTTAGAAAAATATTATCAGCAGCAAGTGCAAGAGTCCGGCGCAGTACTCCTACCGCGCGACTTCCAGTCGGCTATTATTTTGACCGCCAACGACGGAAAATGCACGACTACGCTTAAATACAAGCCAGCACAAGACTTCATGGCTAGTATTGGCGAGCCAACCAACCACTATTACTACAGCGTATATGGCAACAAGCTATTTTACGGCCTCCCGAACATCTCCGACGACTTAGACGAGGACGGCGACGAGCGTTTTTACACGCTTAATGTCTACTATCAGGGGAAACCGGCCGAGCTTATCAACGACACCGACAAGCCAGTTATTCCGGCAGAGTACGGCGAACTCCTAGTTTTGCGCGCCCTTGCACGATGCGAGCAGAGCCGCGACAACTTCGACTATGCCGCGATCTACGAGAACAAGGCAGACGAAATCTTGGTAAACATGAATGAGCGATACTGTCCACGCCAGCAAGAGGACGCTAACAGAGCGCGGCTACCTATCACTCTACGGGCGAGGTACTAATTATGGCCAATGGTTTATCTTCTATTTTAGGCGGCTTGGCGCAAGGCTTTACGGACTTAGGCAAAAGCGCCGCGGATATGTTAGGCGGAACTGCCACTAATAATGCCTTAACGGTCGGACTAGACGCACTTATCAATAAGAAAAGCTACGCTCAAGCGACAAAAGACGCTGACAAACGGCTAAAAGACTACAGAAAATGGCTTTACGATACCGACAGCGATATGGACGCGGCCGCAAAGGGCCTAGGAACGGCCTTAAACGGCGCACAAACGGCGATTGACTTAATACCAGGAATTGGACAGGCCGCGCCAGTAAACGCGCTACAGGGCGCAGTTAGCGGCCTTGCAGACGAATTTAAGTTCAACGGCGAAAACTACGATTGGGGTAAAGGCTTACAACGTGCCGGAGTCGGCGCAGCGTCTAACTTGGCTGCCGGCGGACTTGGCAAAGCGCTAGCCGACAGCGGAAGCAAAGTGCTGTCTAACGGAGTACTCAAGGGCGCAGCTACAGGCTCACTAGGCGGCGCACTATCGCAAGCAGGAAATACGGCAATTGAAGGCGGAAACGCTGACCAGATTTTGCAGAGCGCGGCACAAGGCGCAAAATTCGGCGCACTCATGGGCGCAGGCACGGGCGGCGTACAGACATTGGCCGGAGCACTAAAGAATGCGCGCGCAAAGAATGGCGCGCCAGTTATGGACGAAGAAGTAGTTATGGCCGAATTAGAGCCGGAGCAAATGGGCGTAGCCAACCTCACGAATGGGCCAAAAACCTACTACCATGGATCGCCAGAAACAGATATAACAGAATTTGACATCAACCGAGCCGGCAAAAACACTCGCAGCGGAGAGAAAGCTATCTACTTTACAGATACGCCAGAGGCGGCAGAGGAGTTCGCTTACGAGCGTATACCGACCGACTCTAACTTTGTAGACAAAGCCGGAAAGCGTGGCGGAGTTTACGAAGTCAACCTAGATATGCGCAACACGCTCGACCTGGATAACCTTACGGACGAGCAGATAAAAGAGCTATGGCCTTATGCTTCTTATATGGGCAGCTGGCAAGGCGAGGATGTGTTCGCTAGGGATCTTAAGAAATGGCGCGACGTTAAAAACCCGCAACTCATAAAAGGCTATCTGGACTTAGAGAAGCTCGCAAACAGCCCATACGATAGCTTTAGCGCCACGATGTACCCAAATACCGGCAATACGGCCAAAGAGTACGGAATTTTTGACGCCTCAAAGGCTAAAATTATTAAAACGCCCAATGCCGCCACAGAGGTTATGGCCTCGCGCGTACCGGAAGGCCAGCTAGGCTTATTCGACCAGACGGCCACAAAAACGCCAGATACCAACTACGGACAGCTAGGACTATTCGACCAGCCAATGCAACCAGTAAAGCCACAAACAATAGACGTAGCAGACGTAAACCCTTACGCGCCAGTAAACGGAGAAGTTACGCAGACGATGCGCGATCGCGCGGCAGAAACAATGAAAAACTACCGCAAGGGTATACCAGAAAACGAGCTTTGGAACAGGATAGACCCAGAAACCTTGCCAGAAGGCTATATGCAATTGCGCGATGTATTAGACCAGGACGCGGCACAAGCTGCGCTTAAACAGCGCTTTGGCACTACAGACATGAAAAAGGTAGGCTTTGAAAAGCTACTAGACTATGTATACGAAGATACACCGGAGATGAAAGACAGAAAGCGAGCCGTGCATAATCAGGAGTATGCTTACACGCGCGATAGAGCCGACAGGCTAGGTATATCTGTGCCGAAAAACTACGCGACTGACGCAGAAAAGACCCTGCGAAAAATGGCAGAAGTCAAAGCTAGCAGCGACATAGTAAAAAATCTTAAAAAACAATTAGAAGGCGAAGCCGGAATAATACCTAAAGACACGCTATTAAATATTAGCGATGTAAGTTACAAGGACGACGCGTTCAGGAAGGGTTACACCGCTGCGGCGGATAATGCACTGTCGGAGCGCTTGGGGATAGCGCCAGGCAACACCCTAAAGCGAAATGGCCGCTACGATTCAACGCGATCGCTCGGAAGATACGCTCATCGCGTGAATAACGGATGGGGGCAACAGCATAAAGGTGGAAACGTCGCAATATCGCCAAGCAAAACGGCAGACCCAGAAGATGCAATAAGCACTATGGCGCACGAGCGCTTGCACTCATTCCAGAACGAAGCGACGAACCCAGACAACGCTACAGGGCGCTATAACAAGGAAGTTTTGGACGCATATAACGACCTGAACAAAGACCTAAAAGAGTTTATACACGACAACGGAACAGTAGCTAGCAGATATGGCCGTAGCGCATATTGGGCAAAGCCAATAGAGCAGGAAGCGCGTATGCTGCAGAACTACCTAGAAAATAAGGGCTATACAGATTCAGGCCATATGAAGAACAAATACAGAGCAGGCGAGTGGGGCAACGAAATCAACCCAGCCTTCGACAAATTCTTTGACAAGCTGCGCGAGCTATCGAAAAAAGGCGTAGCACTTCCGGCAATTCTAGCAGCGCTAGGACTAGGCGAGTACGCAACCGAAAACCAAGAGGAGGACAAGGACAATGGCCAGCAAATCTAACTTTACAGGGCGCGCTATTCCGAGCCTATCAACGCGCAAAAGCGCCCCATTTACGACCAATTTTGCCGAGGGTATGACTACATACAAGCCAAACGACACAATGAAGTCTGACGAGCTTAGATTGGCTATGAACGCACGTTTTGACCGCGTGGGCGAGTACAAGACAAGGCGCGGTAGCAACCCTATATCGGAACTAATTAGCAAAACAGCGCTAAACACCGCGCCGGAATCTGAACAAGCGGCAGGCGACACCGTTACAGCCTTTGAAGCTACAGGCCTAGAAGGGCGCATCCCCGGCTTTACCGTGAAGCTGGGGCGCGCGACCGACAACTACGTTACGCCTAGACTTACAATTACGATTGAGCCGCAAGAGTGGGATAGTCCAGGCGATACAACCCCGCAGGTATTTTGCATTGATAGCGACCTTTTAACGGACGAGCTACAAGAATTTAACATTCTAAACTTGCGAACGCCTGGCCTAGCTCCAACAAGCACTATAAAAGTAGAACTTAGCGTACAAGACGGCAGCTTGTCCGACCTTATTGTAGGCGTAGACCAAGGCACAACAAACTTAAACGTACAGCTTTATACTTGCGAGTACGAGTATGTATTAAACCTTTTTGAAGCCAACATTAACGGCGCAATTTATACGTTTATCGCTACAAATCTAAAGTTATACTCTCTAAAATCTGACGGAACACTAGCTACTATTCGCAATATGCCGAGCGGCACGAGAAAAGTACGTTTTTGCCAGCTACTCGACGAAGTGCGCTACGTTACAGGCAAAGAAGCACCGCATAAGCTCACGCTATCAGGCGGAACTTGGACAGATAGCGCTATATCAGTAAAAGACCTTAAGACCGACACCGCTTTTACGCTAAGACCATCCAATATTATGGCCGGCCCGGCGGACAACGTTATTTACTTTGATGCGGACGTGAACACGCGCGCCGTATGGACTTACCCTTATGGCTACACTTGGGCAAAAAGCCCAGCGTTCAGCACTACAGCGACCATTAACGGCAACCCTGGCGCGACTTTGAGCATTAACTCAAGTACAATTACGCCATCCGGCATCGCGGTAGGCGACTGGATCACAGGACAAGGCACGGCTACAGCCGAAGTAACAAGTATTAGCGGCTCGACAGTGAACCTTAAAATTGTAGACACGACCCCGCAGACCATATCTAGCTACGACAAGTTCTGCTTGGACTTTTACCAGAACTTCCCGGCCATTAAAACAGGCGACCCGATTACAGCGATGTTTAACTTAGGCGGCGTTATTTACATTCAGACAAGGCGCGCGAAATATCAGATGTTTATGCAGAGCGCCGAAGCCTGGACGCAGAGCGCTAGCAACGCTCAAGGCGGCACGTTTAGCCAAGAGAGCGTAGCTTGCGACCAAAACTACGCGTACTACGCCAACGATAAGGGCATTTATGTATTTGACGGCTCAAGCGAACAGAGTTTAACGGAGGACTCAATACAGAACCTTTACGACAAAATACCGAACAAAGACCAGATTAGACTAGCCCTATTCCGCAACCGTCTATACGTTTTCTTTATGCAAAAACCGAACACACAGAACGACACCTGCCTTGTGTATAACGTAAACTTGCACGTTTGGGAGTCTATCGACACTAACATATTTATTGGCGCAGTATGCACGAAAACCGCCAACAACCGCTTTTTGGCCGCATCTAGCCGCGCAACAGTGGCCTTGTTACAGCTCGAAGATGACAGCTGCCCTTATGCCGACGCCGCAGTAGCGCCTATCAACTTTGACTTGGAAACTAACTACCAGCCATTTGGCACAACTAGCCAGCTTAAACGTATAACGAAATGGCGGCCGGAATTTGGCGCAACGCAACTGCCGTACAGCATAAAATGCGGTTACGCGATGGACTTTACCGACAATGTAAAATACGCCTTTTCGATTGACCTACAGAGCCAACAAGTTATAGATGAGAATTACGTATGGGATAACCCGCCGGACTTTGGCGTACCGACAGAGCCGACAAAACATACGACTTTACCGCAAGTAAACGGCGAATTTTACCGCTGCCAGTTACGCTATCAGCACCACGCAGCCTTCCAGCCTGTAGTTTTCCGCTCGCACACCTTAACCGTGCAAACACAACGTATTAGATAAGGAGTTACAATGCCTAACAGATTTATACCAGTTAGCAGCAGCCAAGGCACTAAAACGGCCATTCAAAACATCAACCATAACTTGATGATGCTAGACGCTGAAACGTACACCAAAACTATAGAAGGCGGCGGCTCAACGCAGATGACTAGCGGCAAGCTGCCTAACGGTCGCTTTGGCGAAGTGTTTTACGACGCTGGAGGGATGCCGCGTATCCTTATTGGACAAGCCCCAGGCGATGGCCGGCCGGGGCTTTGGATCACTAAGCCAGGTTTTAACGTTTTGGAAGAAGTAAAATAATGCCGGACTTATCCACCTTACACCACTTTAAGTTCAATAGTGATTTTCCAGCCGATATGATCAGTTACTACAAGCGCTGGAACTTCACTATACCGGCTAACGGCGCGGGAACGACTAGCTATAATCATAATTTGCCATATACACCCCTAGTTTTCGGCGTATGGGCAGACAATGATGCTTTTACCAACAGCAAGCCTTGTAGCGATGGCTGGTTCGGAATCGCCTTAAGCGCCGACTCGACCAAGATATACGCCCAGTACGATATGTCTACCAAGTCTAGCGCTACTAACGTAAAAATGCGCGTATATGGCTACACCCCGACAACTTATACGAAATACACGCCGGCAAGCGCCGACAGTTCAACGCCGCTAATTTTAAGCACCGACGAAGAATACGCACCGCTGATTTTTGAAGGATGTTTTACCGGCAAAATAGTTACGAGCGCCAGCCAGAACACCGAGAAGGCGTATAACGTGAAAAATGGCTACCAGAAGCATACAGAAACTTGTAACACCGTGAGCATATACCATAACTTGCCGACTATGCCCAATGTTATGCTTTGGGGCGAAGGAACGGACGGCAAAATTAAACAAGTGGGCGAAGCAACGTATGACTACTATGGCGGATGGCATAATCAGATTTATCCGAATGTATCCTATGGCAATAACGCCGTTTTTCTCGGGGTCGGCTTTCCTTACCAGCAATCTGATGTTGTAAAAGCACATATAAGGGTTTACGCATGAGTACAAAAGAATTACGGCCGGACAGATTTATATTTAGCTCGGACTTTATGCACCTGGCCAAAGCCGGCAGTCTAACTAAAAATATAACTATACCGGCTAAGAGTGTCGGCGCTAACACCTATGTAAACGGCTATGTAGACGTAGATTTTCCAGTACCGCAAGGCGCAATTACGCGTAGCATCGTGTCTTATAAAGGCACGAACCAACAAAGCGCTACGCCTAACCTTACTTGCGGCGCTATTCAGATAGAGGAAATGTGGGATAGGGGTATTGTATGGAGTATTTTTTGGGAGCGCACCAGCGATCGGAAAATACGCGTACACTACTACATCAGGCACTACGACTCGGGAACTGTTACTGCGCCATCGCTAACTTTTACGTTAACGCAAACCGCCTATAAGCCGCCGAACGCGTAAAGCCATCGTGGTATAATTAAAGTAATTTTGGCGACGCGTTGTACAACGCATGGCAAACTTAACGCAGATTTTGGCGGAAACAGGGAAAAGCTACGAAAATAGCCGAAACGCCCTACAAAACCAAATTGACGCAATAGCTGGCGACTTAACGGCGCAGAAAAACCGTATAAACGCCGACTACGCGCAACAGGCTAAAACCCTGGACAACCAGCGCAACTATCAGGCGCAAGCATCGAGCATGGCCGCAAGTCGTAACGGCGGCTCTTTTGGCGGCGCTAACGAAATTGCAAACAAAAAATACTACCAACAGGCTTTTGTACCGGCCGTTACGCAGATGCAGACCAACCAGGCTAACGACCTGTCTAAAGCGGAGTCGCAGGCTAATAGCAACAGACTATCGCTACAGCAAACCTTGGCGCAGCTCAACGATGAAGCCAACCGCTACGCACTACAGCGCTACGACAACCAAGTAGCGGCAGAACGCGCGGCGGCTCAACAGGCGGCAGAACTTGCAGAGAAGAAGCGCCAATTCGATGCGCAGATGGCACAACAGAACGCCTACCAGCAATACCTGAAACAGCTAGCGACGGCCCAGACACCAGCAAAGAACTATAGCTACACTACTGACGCATCGGGCGGCCGCCAATTCTACAACACCGGCACTGGCAACGCGGTAAGATTCGGCACTTACTACGGCGCAAACGGCGGCGATTATTCCGGCGCAGACCTTATCAATGCAGCCAAACAAGTCTTTGGCGACAAGAGCGCAGAAGTAAAAGAGCTACAGGCAGGCTTATTAACCGGCAAGAAGTACGGCCAGAACACCGGCAAGAACTTTGTATCAACCGGCAACGACTTACTCGACCGCTTGGGCTTGAAATACATTTAGGAGTACGCGATGGCATTTAGAGGACTTACAAACAACGAAAAGCAGATTAACGACCTTGCCCGCCAAATTGCGCAAGCGAACAAGTCGCAGTCGCAGGCGCTATCTAACTTGCAGGGCGCAAGAGCTGGCTACGACGCGGCAAGCAATAAAACTTTAGGCGGTACGCTCGGCTCGGTACTATCCGGCATCGGAAACAGTATTAAAAACATTGGCGACACCGCATGGCTGGCCACAAGTGATCTAATTAACGGCTGGCGAGATATTGCAGAAGGTAAAAGCAAAAACGCGGAAAACAGCTACACGCAGCAGGCCCGCAAAAAGATTTTAGGCGGCAACAACGCCAAAGAACGCTACGGCATGGCTGGCGGCAAGGCGCTCGACGCAGCAGTTACGCTTTCAGACCTTATCCCAGGCGTAGCAGCCAGCCCAGTGGCGAACATCGCACAGGGCGCACTCTCTGGAATCGGCCAAACTAAAGCAGAGAACCCGAACGCAACAGGCGAAGAAATTTTGCGAAACGCTTTAGTGGGCGGCGGAGCAGGCGCAGCAGGCCTAGTAGCCGGTAACGCGCTTGGAAAAGTCGCAAACAAGACATTTAAGAACGCTACGGCGAAAAGACTAGCAAACGCCGCAACATCACAGCTCGGACGCGGCGCAATTGGCGGCGCAGCAGCAGGCGCAACCGGCGCAGGCTTGGCGACAGCACTTAACGGCGGAGGCCTTGGCGATGTACTATCTAACATGGCGCAAGGCGCACAAAGCGGCGCACTCGGCGGCGCAACGGTAGCCGGAACGCTCGGACTTGCCGGACGCGGTTATAGCGCGCTTAAAAATAGGGCCATGGGCGCACAGAATGGCGCAGGAGCGATAAACGCGCCAATTGCGGACGATTTGCCAACTTTGAAGAAAAATCCGCTACAGGGCGTTACAGACGCGCCAGAAGCGCAAGTAAGGCAACGCATCCCGATTGCTGATTACGACGCAGGAACGGAGCAAGTGCCGGTAAACATCCGAAACACCCGCAAAGGCACTGGCCGCTTTATCGACGGCTATGTACAGGGCGAAAACTTGCCAGAAGGCGCACTACGCACCAGCAAGGGCTATATGGACGATGTTTTAAGAGGCAGAAAACTACCAGAAGCCGAACTGCCGAACAACGACAGGCTAATTGCAAAATTGTTCGGTATCGAGGACGGCGACAACCGCTTGGCCGAGGCTATCGCGCGCGGCGAGATTGGCGACGCTACGGACACACTAGACTATCTAAACGGCGTAGCGCCACGTGATATTAACAAAATTAGAGAAGGCGCTATCGACTACTGGAACGACACCCACGACGAAGGAGTGTTCGGCGCTTACAAGAACAAGTCGGACTTGCCAAAAATCGACCTGGACGACTACAAAGACTACTGGTTAGGACGCTACGGCATTGAACGTTCAGACATCGAGCCGGAGTTATTGCCGTTCGTCGAGCAAGGCGGCCGCAAGCTCGGTAGTAACGAGTGGAGCGATATTGGCCTAAAGCCGGGCGAATATACCCCGGACGACATTTTGGACAAGTACCGCGAGTTCGCTAACACAGATATGCGCAGGCGCTACTTTACTAACGAGAATATTGGCGGCGCTTTGGCCTCTGATAAAGACCTGGCAAACAGGGTTAGCGAGGCCGTTATTAACGACAACAATATGCGCAAGAGCATTGACGTACAAGGCGGCCCAGCGCGCGCCGATGAAATTAGCGTAAATACGCGCAATATCGCGCCGGCAGCGCCACAGGGCATGGCAGAGCCGAATTACACGCGCCGTATGCTGAACGCAGAGCCGGAAAACTTGCCAGCACCACGCCAACGCGCAGACGTAGCGCCAATCGAAACAGAAGCGCCACAAATTACACACGCACAACGCGCACAACTTGAGCGCCAATACACCGAAGCAAGGCAAAGGCAGGGCGAAGCACTATTAAGCCAATATGGAACGCTAGACGCACCAACGCGCCGCGCGGTCGGAAGCCCAGAGGACGTACTAGCAACGCTACAAAGCGAATATGGACTAACGACGCCAGCGGAAGTACAATACGCGGCTAACCATGTTACTGGAAAAGATGGCGCAATATCAAAGTGGACGCGCGAGCTTGCCGCACAGGCTGAAAACGTCGAAACCGCAGTAAATCAGAACTGGCTAGACGACCTTATTGCCAACAACGGCTTGACCGACGAAGAAGCCAAAGCAGTTACTAAGCAGATTACTAGCGCGCTAAAGCGCACCGGCGCTAACGGATACTCTGACGGGAACACCGCGCTTGACACCGTTAAACAGCTCGAATCACAAATCAGGCAAATTAAGGGGCAAGGCGGAAACTATCACAGAATGACAGATAGCGACGCGCGCCGCGCTGCCGTACTCGGAACAGTTAAGGACGAATTACAAGCTAGAATCTGGGATGCGGCCGGCGATACATCAAAGGTTATTACGCCAGAACGCCTAGCAGAACTTAAGAGCTACTACGACGGCAACGAAGCTTGGGCAAACTTTGTAGATAACGGCATCGGACAAGTTAAGAACGGCGGCGACTTACGCCACCTGATGAAACCGCTAGTAGACGGCAGTAAAATCGTAGAAGGCTCGAGAATGAGCGCTGGCGGCTTTGCTGACACTCTAGCCAGCGAAGTAAAAGGCGCAAGCGCAAAGAGCCTAACAGGCGCAATTTTCAAGGCCGGAAAGGACAAACTAATGAACTCGCCAAAAGCTAAACTGAACCGCGCAAACAAGGCTGCACTCGAGGCGCAAAACGTAAAGGCACAACTAAACGGCGAAGCACCAATTAAAAAGACGATCGCAAACGGCATTAAGGCAGCGCTTGCAGGCAACGCCGGAAAAGTGGCCGACAAGGCAGTAAATATCGCAGAAAGAATGGCTGCACCGTTCAACGATACGACAGTGGCCAACGCGAGCTTTGCGGGCTACTTGCCAACCTTTGGCGACGTCGCTAACCGCCAAATTGCGCGCCAAGCAGGCATTGCTGAAGGTAACTACGCCGCCAACCGCAACGAGCTACAGAACGCTACTACAGGCTACGAGAACGCCGCAAACGACTACGCAAACGCTTACACTAACGCGGAGGCACTAAAGGCGCAAATTCCGCAACCAACGGCACAACCGCAACAGAGCGCCAATCCGCTATCTAAACTTTCGCAGGCCATGGACTTGGCAATGGCGGCCGGCGATATGACCGCTTGGACGCAACTTGCAGACCTTTACACACGGGCGGCCAAAGTGTACGGCGGAAGCGAAACGGAAGAAGCTAGTAGCCCATACGCAGATCTTGAAACATCGCAGCTAGAAAACATTAACAAGGTAGACAACGCCGCAAACTCTATCGATGAGCTAGAAGCCCTGTTTACGCAGGCAGGTGGTGGCAAGGGCCTTGTAGGCGGAAACCTTGCAAACTTCCAAGCAAGTCTAGGCTTAAACAACGACGTAAACACCTACAACAGCTTGTCGCAAGGCCTTATCAACCAGATTATGGCCGCGACCGGCAAAACGGACACGCTGAACACGGAAGCCGAAGTACGCCGCGCCCTAAAGCTAGTACCGCAGTTTACGGACACGCAAGAAGTAGCGCAAAGCAAACTAAACGCGCTACGCCAAATGCTTGGCAATACAAAACAAACAATGCTACAAAACTACGGCGTAGCCGAATAAAAGAAAATAGCCCTCCGGGGCTATTTTTTAAGTTCTTCGCAACTAGACAACATATTTACTTGATCGCCGGCAATATCGCAGTTTTTGCCGCATCCGACTTTCTTATAAGTAACATTCCCCCAACCGCTCAAACCATCGAGCCAGCTTTTACATTCTTCGTAAGTGCCTACTTCAGAAACGACGTTATTAAACCGCGTAACAGCGCCCGGCGTACTGTTGTACAAGTCCGCTATCACATACCAACGCTCCCGCTTTGGCTGTTCTTCCGCGACTGGCTCGCTATTGCGGCTAGTTACGCTATATACAAATAAACAAGCGCAAATCATTAAAATATCAAAAATAATTAGACTGGTGCGCTTTTTCTTTTCTTTGCCTTTAGACTCGCGAATAGCGTTTAGAAAACCGCCAACTATCAAATTACCTAAACAGGCGACCGCTACAAGCCATAAAACAGTATTAAGAATTAAAATAACCCAATCACTCATTGCTTTGTACTCCCTTTGCCTAAATTTTAGCATAAGGCATCGTGTTATAATAAAGCTAGTTTTGGCGATCGCGATGGACATTAAATGTACATCGAGGAAATCGAAAAAAAAGACTCCTTGGGCGATAAGTTCGAGTGCTTCGGTAAAAAGCTAGACAAGCTAGTAGACGAGGCTTACGAAATCTTAGCCGATAAGAAAATGAGCGACAAAGAGCGCGGCGAATTTGCCGACATCGTAGCCGCCATTAAGGGCGTAAAAAAGGCATCATATGAGCTTATGACCCGCTATAGCGACATCGCTAAAGAAACGCGCGAAAAAATCGACAGAAAAGCGGACGAGTTCGCTAACGGACTTATTAAACAGGAGGCTTAGTTATGCAACCTCTTATTATTCCGCAGAAAAATACACAGGTACTATATGTTAAGTCGGACTCTTACACCTTCCAAAACGGCGACAATCTTTATTTTACAGTCAAAACCGAGCCAGATAACGACCAGACGGACGACAGCGCGCTTATTAAGAAAATGTGGACAGTCGGCACGGATGCAGAGTACGACGACGAAGGCTATCTAAATTTAGCGCTGACCGAATCAGAAACAGATATAGACTTTGGCGACTATTATTACGACATTAAATTAGTAAACAGCGACGTGGCCGAAACGATCGTTTTTGGCAAGCTATCTATCGTGCCAGTCGTTACTTTGAGGGCGTAAAATGGCAAGAATCAACATCGTAAATGCAGACAACAAAATCGAATCTAACCCACGCCGCGCGTATTTTAAGTTGAAGAATACCGGCGGCCCGAAAGGCGATAAGGGCGACACCGGCGCTACTGGCCCACAAGGTGCTACTGGCCCGCAAGGCCCAGCTGGCTTAAGTGCTAGCGTTACTGTTGGCAGCACGACCACGCTAGCCCCTGGCGCAGATGCGACCGTAACGAATAGCGGCGATACCCGAAACGTAGTGCTTAACTTTGGCATACCGACCGGCGCACAAGGCCCGACTGGCGCGCAAGGCCCTAAAGGCGATACTGGCCCAGAAGGCGCAAAGGGCGCAAAGGGCGATACTGGCGCGGCGGCTACTATCACTGTAGCCAATACCAATACTGGCGCACCTGGCACAAATGCAAGCGTGGAGAACGTAGGCGATCAATATAACGCCGTGCTTAACTTTACTATCCCGCGCGGCGATAAGGGCGAAACTGGAAACCAAGGCGCACAAGGCCCGCAAGGCCCGGCCGGACAGGATGGCAAGGACTTTACGCCGACCGTCGTTACGGAGCTACCGGAAACTGGCGAAAACGGCGTACTATATATGACCGAAAAGGCACACACAACGCAGACGGCTACCGGCAACCCTATTACGGCCACAATTACGGATGGAGCGGGTAAAATGGAGAGCTTCCAGCTAGACGGCGACACTTTCCAGCAGAGCTATGAGGGGAAGAACCTGTTTGACAAAAACACAGGTATCGTGGCTGGTTATACATACTCTGCAGACGGTGGTCTAGCGGTATTACAAAACTCAAGTGTTCAAGAAACATACATCCCAGTCTTGCCGAATACGGCATACATTATGTGGACAGAAGCAACCTCAAGCCAAACGCCTAATTTTAGGGTATTTATCTGTGAATATGACTCAGGCAAGGGATTTATACAAAGAAATGTTCCAACTCCAGTCACATCAAACCAAAACCAGATTATAACCACCGCTAATACACGCTTTGTAAGGCTTTGCTTCTCAACAATAGCGACAGACACGCTCCAATTAGAGGCAGGCTCGACTGCCACAGACTACGAGCCATACACCGGCGGAATCCCATCGCCGAACCCAGACTATCCTCAAGCAATTCAGACGGTAACAGGAGTACAAACCATCTCTATCAACGGAACGGACTATCCTATCGACCTCGGCGGCATCGAATTATGCAAACTTGGCGCTTACCAGGACTACATCTACAAAGACGGCAATGACTGGAAAATACATAAAGCTACTGGCGGCGCAACGTACGACGGCTCATCCGACGAAAACTGGACAAAATACAATGGTTCTAACCCATATGCCGGCTTTTATATAAATGTCCCAGAATCGTTTAGCGCTACGCCATCTTATGCAAATATGTATATAAACGCACCGAGCGAGGGCCCGTGGACGGTCGGCATAGGAACCTACCGTATATCTCAAACGCTAAATATGACTATTTCGACCGGGCTTAAAGACCATGTAACAAAAACCGTAGACGAATGGCGAGCCGACTTGACGAACAAAAATCTTGTAGTAAAATACGCGCTTGCTACCGCTACCGATACCACTATAGCCGATGCTGCGCTTATATCGCAGCTCGAAGCAGTCCGTACAGCTTTGCTCGAAAACGGCGCAAACACCATAACTAACACAGCTACAAGCCCGAACCTTGCCGGCGATATGGAAGTAGGCTACTATGGCTACACGTCATCGAGCCAGTACGACAAGTGGCTATGGCTCAACGTCGGCGCAGCCGGTGCGCACTACGAGCAAATCTGATATAATAGCGCTATCTCCAATCGGAGTAATATTTAAATCATTTTGCCCAATCAGCCGACCGAATGGCCGGCTTTTTGGTGGTGCTATAATGTAATCAGGCGATGCGTAGCGATATGCTATGGCATTATATGGCGAAGATGTTTCCAAGTGGCAGAGTATTGGCACTGGAGATTCCGCAAAAGACTTTTTAATTACAAAAGCTACCGAAGGCGCAGCGTACGTCGACCCAAGCTGCGACAAGCACTACCAACGCGCAAAAGCGCAAGGCAAGCTACTAGGCTTTTACCACTTTGCGCGCCCAGACCTAAACGGCGCTATAGCGGAAGCCGATTTTTTTGTAAAAAATACGCGTAACTACTTTGGCGAAGCTATCCCGGTACTCGACTGGGAAAAGAACACATGGAACGTGGCTTGGGCGGAACAGTTTTTGAATCGCGTATATGAGCTTACCGGCGTACGCCCGCTTATCTATATGTCGGCTTCGGTTATTACGGCCAATAACTGGTCAAGCGTGGCTAGAAACTATGGCCTATGGATCGCCGGTTATCCAAACAAGTACAACGTGAAGAACCCGCCAACTCCAGGCACTAAAGATATGCCATACAAGATTGGCCCTTGGGCGTTTTGGTGCATCTGGCAGTACAGCTCCAGCGCCGGTACTCTCGACCGCGATATAGCCAACCTTACGCCAGCACAATGGAAGAAATACGCGGAAATTCCAAAGGCCGCTACGAAACCACAGGAAGTGCCACAACCAGCGCCAGCACCGCAAACGCAACCACAACCAACTACGACCGAAAAACCGCAGGAAACGGCTAAAAACGAGCCAGAACCGCAACCAGAAGCGCCAGCATCTACGGACACCGGCTTGACGGACAAAGAATACGCGAAAGCGGCTAAAAAAGTAAAGGACATTATGGACGACGCAGCAAAAGAAGGCGTAAAACTAACGCTATCGAACAAAACGTACGACATCTTAAAAATTGTCGTAGCTATCGTATTGCCGACTATATCGGCGCTTTATCTAGGCTTGGCCAACATTTGGGGCTTGGGCTTTGGCGACAAGATCGACGCCACTATCCAGCTCATAATTGCGATTCTAAACGCGCTACTTGGTGCAGGCATCGTTAAAAGTTCTTCTGATTACAAGAAGGCTAGCTCCTAAACAAAAGGCGCTTTTGCGCCTTTATCGCTCCGCCTAGTGTATGTTGTAGGCCTTAAATCTTCCTAGCCTACGGCGGGGCGATAAGGGTACAAACCCTAGCACGTTATAAACCAGTCGTCTAACAGGGGAGGTGTTAGAGATGACAAAAGTAACTGTTTTTGTAAAAGTTACCGGCAAAATTGACGGTAGGCAACTATTCGAGCTTGTCGAACAATTTGGAATGAGTGTAACCGACCTTTTAGAAGAAACCGTAGTTTATGGAGAATGTACGCCAGAAGAAGCAGGGCAAGTAGTCTACTTTAGCTCTCTCTTTGGCGACATTATGGCCGAAGTTATCAACCAAAAGTAAGGGGGCGAGCTTATGGGAAGAAAAGGCCGCAGACTTCGCAAGGCGCAGCGCAACAAGCACGAAAACAAGCACCATCTGTTATTCCAGCGCAAGCATTGGAGCGATGGCTACGCGTACTTGCTGCGACAGGCGTTTATACGCGACTTAAACGTAGATATACACAACGACTTGCACAAGGGCATTTTGCACGACATCCCTAGACCGCCGGAACGCGAGCTGAAAGCCGCTTGGGAGGCTTACCAGGCCAACAAGTACGAAATAGACGCTTTGGGCATCGTAGACGCTTGCGAGTGGCTTATCGGGGCTTGCCAGGATAGCGCATATCGCGAGTGCATGAAGCGACAGTATTGGTACTTGAAATCACGACTGGAAAACTAAAAAAGGGGCGGCTACGGTCGCCCCGAAAACAGGAACTAAAAATGGTAGAAATAATTGTAGCCCTAATCGGCAGTATAGCGACGATCATAACAACGCTTATAACGTCTAAAAAGCATCAAAAACATATGGACAAAAGCGAAGCTAAAACGGCCATTTT